CGACGATGACGCGCCGCAATTCGCTGTAGCGCTCCTTGACGCCCATGACCTTGCCAATAAACGGTTTGAGCTCGATGCCGTAGCTCCAGCTGTAGGCTTCGTGCACGTACCGCTCCGTTTTGAGCGCCTTGTAAATCCAGACCTTCAGCGCCTCCTGCCCTGTCACGACGATATGATGGCCGTCGCCGTCGTAGAGGAACTTATCCGTGTTGAAATCCCATGCGTACTCCGTCAGGAGCGGCAGGTTCTCTTCTTCTGTTCCCGTGCTCGCCGTCTCCGAGACCGAGCCGACGAAAGGGAAATCCTCGCTCATAGCTTTATCACCTTATCCTCGATGAGATAGAGCTGGTCGCCTTCGAGCGGGATGACCGTCACGAGGTCGCCGGGCACGAGCGTGTCCGTCCATGTCTCGTCATTGTCGACGGGATGGTTGTGGCTCTCATACGCAGGCAGACCGGAACCGCCACCTCGGTAGCTCGTCTCGCCGACGACATGGCGCGTGTAGCCGGAAAGGAGGTAGGCCGAGACGTAAACGTCCTCCTTCGTCAGGATGATGTCGTCGAGCTGCACCTGGATGTCTGGCGGCGAGGCCAGCACCTTTCCGACGCGCGTGCGGGCTGGCAGCTCGCTCTTTGAAATCTTGTGCATCGTATCGACAAGATGGCCGGCGCTTTGTTCGACCGTTGGAATCTGTGCCATGCGTTACGCCTCCTTCTTTTTCTTCCGCTTCGTTTCTTTCTTGATGGGGTTGCCGTTCTCGTCGAGGCGGTCGTTATCGGCAATCTTTTCCTCGTTCGCGATGTTCTCGAATTCGAGCTCGATTTTCATCATGTGCGTTCCGCCCTCGAACGTGTGGACGTCGCTCTTAATCCAGAACTGTCCCGGCTGGAGCAGCACTTCCTTGACCATGATGGAATACGGCGCGCGGATGCGGTAGTCGCCGAGGCAGTCGATGGTTGCCGAGCGTTCCGGCTTCTTGATCATCGCTTTCGCTTCCGTCTGCGTGTCCTTGTTCGGGTCGGTTTTGTAGACGTCCTGGAACATCGAATACTTCTTGATGAGTTCGTCGTCCTTCTCATAGGACTGACCGTTTCCTTCCTCGTCCGTGATGAGGATTTGGTTGACCATGTGCTCGATGCTCTCTTTGTAGCGGCTGTTGAGCAAATTGTTCAGCCCGTTCGCCTCATAGTTCTCGATGAGCGTGCCCTTCTTGATGATGTTGAGCTTCACGCCATCCATGACGGGATGATAGCGGACTTTGTCCTTGTCATCCGTCTTGTCGGCGTTGAGCTTTTTCGCAGCCTCCGTGTAGGCCATCATGATAATCTGGTAGCCGGTCTTTCGGACAGCGATGAAAGAAACAGGCACGCCCGTCTGCTCGAACGTGCCGGGAATGACGCCGAGCTCCTTGCACATCGCCATCGTGATATCCTCCGGCGTCATGTTGACGAACTTCCGCGTCGTCTTTGAGCGCATCATGACGATGAGATGGTCGAACGCCGTCACGGTCACGAGCGAGGACTTCACATCCTTCTCGATGCTGTAGACGTTGCCGACAAATACCTCGTTCCCTTCCTCGTCGTACCCGTAGACCGTCTCACCGTTGTCGATGGCATGGACGGGCAGGTTCGGGTCGCGCGCGTCCTGGAGGTACTGAAAGACGAGCTTTCGCGCAACGGCCGTCCGGCTGCCACTCCAGGTAATCTTGTGCACGAGCTGCGTGATGTCGGTCATCTGCGGATACGTGCCTTTGTGCTTGATGACCATGTCAATTCATCCCCTTCGGCAACTTCGGAATCTTGAGTTTCCTGAGCTTGTCAAGGTTGCCCACGGCGAGGTCTTTCCAGCCGCCGTTCTTCGCCGATTCCGCGATGCGCCGCCATTTGTTGTACTGCCCATAGGCGTGCTTCGCCTTGTCAAGCATGTCCGAGGCTTTCTTGAGCTTGTTCCGTGTCGCGTCCGTCGGATTCGCGGGACGGCCCTTGAGCCCCGTCTGCTCGTCAATCTTCTTCGGGTTGTTCGCGTCCGGCGTGTTGAGGTCTTTGTACTCCGTGAGCTCGAGCGTGTAGTAGATGTCCCGCGTGCCGTCCTTTTCCTTGTAATCGAACCGCATGATGCCTGTCAGGAGGTTCACGGGGCTGTCCGTGATGATGATGCGCACGGGCTTTTGCCCTTCCTTCCACTTCGTCAGGAGCGCCACACAGTCGGCTGGACTCTTCTCATCTCCAACGACGAACGGGTATTCGTGATTCAAATCAGGGAAGAAACATGAGAAGGAAATCTCCACGGCTTTCGGCAGGCCGAAGACCAGCGCCTCGCCGAGCTGCTCGACGCCGACAACCTTGTT